TTATTTCAATTGATCAGGCACGGGGAATCCGGCCAGATCCTTTGTCCAATACCCTTCAGGGCACTCCATCAAATCCAAAACCAACCCCTCAGCCCGCCGGCACCACAAACAATATGGCATACCACCAATCTCCCGGCATTCCGAATGGTCGCAAACTATCCCCAAGCAGCGGGGAGTTGTTCGGTTCAGGGTTTCGATGATTTCCGGCTTGTGGAGCTTTGCGTATTCGAGAAGCTCTGCCCGATCATCCGGTAAAATCGTATCCATGCCGTGGATTACTGGCTTGCCGCCTTTCAGATAGACGTGCAGACCGTGTGAGTGTAGGTAGTTTATTGGGTTTTTCATCATGCTGCCGTCTCCGTTAAACTCTACTGAAATTGTTATAAGTCCCGGTATCCCTGGAAAATCTCAACTGCACTTTCCCGCGTTTGCCAACTTCCTTGAACCGGATTTTCTGAACATAAATTTCTGTAATATCATTATCCGGGTCCGGCCTGTGGATACAAAGCCCATTGTCAGCCTTATTCCTCCAGTGCGCCCCGCCGCTGATTTCGTACATGGTAGGCGGTTTATAACTGCCGTCTTTTTCTTTGATAAGGTTTTTTGGATGCGCCACAACCCAAATATGAACCGCATTTTTCCGGGCAAACTGCCTGATCTTTGACAATGCCTTGCTCAAATACTGGGCCTCCGTCATTCCGCCGTAGGCATGGTCAATCTCATTCCATGGATCAATCACCACCCCTCTAATCCCATACCTCAGGATGGCAGACCGGGCCTTTTCAAGGATCATTTCGACTGTGTAAAGTTCATCTTCCGGCGGGTATAGAAAATAAAAATATTTGCTCATCACTTCAAGGGAATCCATCGCCGTTTCAAGCGGCATCCGGTTTGAATATCTGCCATTATCCGCGAATGGCTGAAGATTGATTTTTTCAAGCAGAGTTTGAATGTGACGTTCAATCGGCCAGTTTTCAGGCGAAAAATATAATATTTTCCAATCATGATCCCGCACCAAGTTGACGCACAATGAATCCACCCAAGTGCTTTTCCCGCTCCCGGGTATTCCAGTCACCACTGTAAATTCACAGGGTTTTACGGTGTAATAAGGGTCAACCGACTGCCATCCGGTTGTAAATCCACGGTTTGCGCCTTTTTCGTATAAAAGCGCTACCTGGTCTTTGTAATCTCCCGCGCTGAAAAGCCCCTCGACCGGAAATTGTTTTGCGGTTTTAATAATTTCGGCCACTGCATTTTTGCCAAATTTTACCAATGTGTCGTTGGCGTCTTTACACCCTTCCGGATAAACGACTTTCCAGCATTTCTCCTGTCCGATCCGCCTTGCCAGTTCTTCCTCAACTCGTTTACCGGGCAGATCGTTATCAACAGCGAGGATGATCTTTTTGAATTTTTCAAGGATAGGTTCTGCAGAAAGGAGGAAATCAAATTTTGTGTTGAATTGTTTGGCGTTTGCCGATGGTGCGCCGTCTGGAATTGAGGTCACGGTAGGGTATCCGGCCTCACAGAATGCGAGAGAATCACAATTACCGCATACAAACACACAACCATCTATCCTTACGAGCAGTCTACCTGTTGGCACAGTCACGCAATGAACATTTCCGTTATATAGTTCAATCGACGCCTTTAAACTCGCTTGTACTGTAGTGTGCTTCTTTTTTAATAAAACGCTAACTTTGAACCATTTGCCATATTTATTAACCCTCGGCATTATTGTCGAAGTGTACCCAGACGTGTGAGCTATTGTCTGCATCCACTTGGCTTCGTCGTAATGCTTGCTTGAGAACTCATATTGCAGTCTATTCGACACCCTATTGCCGTCCCAATAAACCATTTCCTCTATTACAAATTTTCTTTGTTGAATAGCCATACCCGCTATCCACGAAACTGGAAGTTCTTTTCCTAAAATATATTCAGGCAACGTCAAGCTAAAAGTTGTATACCCATAAGCCTTTACGAAAGAGGTGTATTTTAACCCAAGTCTATTGAGTATTCCTGACAAACGGCTTATTTTTCGCTGTTTCTTAAATTCAAAATGTGCATACACGTTTCCATTTTTCCGTATATCTATTTTTGAATCAGCGCTAACAGCTATCTGTAACGCTATTTGATCGTCAGACAAATCAATACCGGGACCATTTAGCTCTATAACTCTCGGTATTTTATGATTTGTTTTTAACTCGGTCGGAAGTGCCTTTTCCCATAACCCATCCTTCCCGATTACAACCATGTTGTGTCCGGTTGTTGTTATCGAACAAAACCTCTGTTTATTGCTAAGCGTTACGATGTCACCAAAGTAATGCTTTTTGATTACAGCCATAGGCTTTACGAAAGATGAGTTTTTACCCATATCGCCAACCTGGAGGACAAGATCATCATACCCAACGTCACTCATATTCTTCCACCCATTGCTGGTAAGCACTTCAGCATCAGGCTTAAAACATTCACCTTCAGTAATTATCAGCGTATCGTTGACAGAGTTTTTGATGTAGTCGAACCGATACAGGCATTTTTCAGCATTTTTTTCTTGCCTGAATTTTTTAGGGAATGCCCGGTGTTTGATGTTCACAACTTCACCGCCCTTGTAGTACGGAAACTGAATACCGTTTGCATCAGCAAATGATTTGCCGTACCCGATCCGGTTATCCAACAGGGTTTTTTCTGAGATCCCACGCTTTGCGAACCAAGCAACCACGTTTTCAGGCAGATCGGTTTTGGCTGTGTATTCCGGTTTTTCAAAGTGTTTCCGATAATCAAATTCAGAATCTTTTTTTCCGAGAGAACCGCTATACCCGCAATGGTGGCAGAAGAACACGCCCTCCTCCACGTCAACAGAGAGGCATTTGTCAGTTGATTTTTTTCGGTCTGCCGAACACTCAGGGCAAAGAGTTCTGACGTGCCCAGTTGCACCAAATGGAATGTGGATGCCTAAATCTTGGAAAGTTTCCATAGTTTAATCCGGAAAATAATTTGTTTTTGCCATAATTTCACGAAACCTTGCGATTGACGGGAACCAGTGATCATTGTCGATAATTGACTCAACTGCTGTTAAAAATTCAGGGCTTGCCATTTTAGAGAGCTTTTCACGATAGATTTTAAGCGTATCCTGCTTAACGTCCTGCCTAAACGCTGCTTCAAGCCGTTTCATGCCTTTTTCAAAATCGGCCTTAGAAATCATACTTGTCCTCCCCTGTGTTATTTTTTTCATTGTTCATTTTGATCCAGAGTTGATCGAATTGTTTTCTTAATTTTTCCGTTGATAAAATATTTGACTGCCAAAACGAATGCTGCTGACACCATCTGATGACCTGCTCCAGTTCATCAGGCGTTCGTTTGTCAATCCGAATTGCAAGGTCAATGTGTTTTGCCCATGTTTTAAAATTCGGGGTTTTGGCCTTCGGGCAGTTTTTTAAAATCAAGACAAATAACAATTCGCTTAGTCGGTACTCGTCAGAGTTCCGACAAGAAGGTTCTTCTTTCTTTAAGTTTTCTTTAACTATAATTGGTATAGACCCCCCCAAATTATCTTTTTTGATAACGGTTGTTATCTTTTTTGATAACGATTTTTCGGGGTTTTCAGGCGTTTTCTCATTATCTTTTTTGATAATTATTATCTTTTTTGATAACGGTTCCCACTCTTTAAAAAACTTATTAATTCCATATACAGTCGATGAATTATTATCTTTTTTGATAATTATTATCTTTTTTGATAATAATGTTTTTAATGCTCTTGAAACTGCCGGTTTATTTATTCCAGTTGCCTCAACGAATGAATCCAGAGTAAGCGCCCATGTCTTCCGTCTGTAGCCATATGTCATCCGCGAGATGTAGAGAAGGCATTGCATTTGTTCGCCTGGGATACGATACTTGATAAGAGCCTCAAGTAATTCATTGGCAAATCTTGTGTAGCCGTCCTCAGTTTGCGGATTAGCTTGCATCTATCTCTCACTCCTAATAATCAACCTATCGACCAACCGTGACCGCCGCTTCGTGTATTTCGTCAAAGTAACCAACCCGGCTATAAACAAATAAAACCGCTTCTTCACTTTTCCTCCATCGTAATTCTCTCAACCAATTCCATAACCGCCTCCCCGCACTCAACCCAGGAGTAAAAATTCAACAGTCGGCCAATGTAGTCGATAATCCTCCGGTTTTTCTGCTCTCGCTCTGTCGGCTCTTTCCGCGTAATCCATTTCAAAGGTATCGTTGCTGTTTTAATAATCATATCTCCCACCCCATCTCATTAACCCTATCCCGGAACTCATCCCATTTAGCCCGTTCCACCGCATCAGCCGCCAGTCTCAGGCATTCGGCCAATCCCTCCGGCCTACTATGTTCAAACTCTGCAATCAGCTTGTCGTTGATCTGAACGTGATAATGACACTTGCCGAGAGGGTTTCCGCCTTTGTTGATTATTGCTATCATCGCACCACCCGCGTCTCTCCAAAGCAGTCCACATTCCTACGCCCAAGCCCTCTCCCGCCGTATTCCTCGCACCGATAAACACAGTTTTGGCAATGCTCTCCGTCATAGTCGTGAGACTCATGACAGCGCTTACATGGGCTTTCCTCGCCTCGTTTCCATCGGTCCAGGTCAAAGTCTTTCGGGGTATAGGGCTCACAGGATTCTTTTTCGGAAATAGTGATATCTGGATGATGGCTGTGGACATATTGCCGGATAAATCTGTCCACCACTCCCACCGGGCATTCAATTTTTTCTGCAATTTGAGCAGAAGACAGGCCGGAGGAAAGCTGTTCGCGGAACAGTTCGTTTAGTGTTTCATATGCCGTTCCGAGACGTTCATTAAATGCGGGAAGGTGTTTTCCAAGCGGATTCCATTTTTGCGGGGCTGGAGCGGCTATCAACCCGGCATCTCGAAGGATTTTCGAGGTCGTTTTGGAGCTGCACCTGAGCGCAGCTGTTATCTGCGTATAATTTAATTTTCTCTGGATCAGCTCAGCCAGCAACTCATTTTCAGTTGCGAAATCTGTCCCAAGCGCTCTGTTCCCAGCCTTTCGGCGTTGCTCGGACGTGGCCTTCAGTTGTCGCGCCGCCTTTTGACACCCGCAACTTGTAATGTACCCATTGACAACAGGGAGTAATTGGCGAACTATCTCCCTGCCGCAAACGCACCTGAAACACCACATGCGCCTGCTACGAGGTCCATTTTTCTCCGGCCTGACAGCGGTCAGATCATTAAATTTATCGCCGGGCTTGATGTCGTATTTTGGATTTTTTTTCATCCGCCCCCCATACAAAACAGGAAAATCCCCTATAATTTTAGGGATTTCTCCTATTTCTTTTTGTCAATCTTTGTGGCACTAATTGGATAACAGACATCATCTAATCCAACCGCGCCTTTTGACCACTGAAGAATCTTGACCCCGAGCTTGCGCCCTGCTGGTGCGCCATTTACGATGGTCCCGAGATGTTGCCGGGTACATCCTAATTCCCTTGCCGCTGATATCTGTGTCTGTTTGGATAGTTCCAAATAATCTTTCAATTTCATAATGTGCGTATTTTACAGAAAGAAAGATTAATAGTCAAGAATCTTTCTTGTCAATGTTTACAAGTTGGTATTTTTATTATTTTATAGGTATGTCAAGATGGATTATTCCACCTGCAACCGGCGTATAAAACCAACGTCTTATTGACAAAGTGAAAGGTTAGAGTTATGAAAAAGGTTGTTAATTCTTATCAGCAGATTTTAGGGAAAAAAATTAGAGTACTCCGTGACATGAAAGGCTGGTCACAGTTAAAATTAGCGCATGAAATTGGTTATAGCTCATCAGGCGCGATTTCATTAATTGAATCAGGAGAGCGTGGAATGTCGCAAGACAAAATAGTTGAAACCGCAAGGCTTTTAGGAATCCATCCATCCATTTTACTTTCGCCAAATGATATGACAAAAGACACGATTGAGATGTTCTCATATCTGCAAAAAGCAATCGACAATAAATCCGAAAATTTACCTGCGATTAAACTCCTTTTAAAAGAGGCCGCCAAGGGGAAATAAACACCCCCCCCCCATATATTTTCTTTCTGTAAGACAATCCAGCCTATTTTTTTGCCCATCATTTGACACATAGCAAGAATTTTTCTTGACTTCCACTCTTTCTTTCTGTAAACTCTACCCAACATGAGCAATCACCCCGCCCGATACGGAAACGTTGAAACCGGGGCCGCTCATAATCTGACGCAACCGTTCGAAATGCCCCTGACCGGGCTGTCGGCGGGAGGGTTGGGAAAAGTTCTGAATTTCTTACGAAAGATATATTTTATTAACGCCCTCACAGATAGACTTTGGTGAGGGACTTCAATTAACTAAATCGAAAAGGAGACACATCATGCACGATTAACCGAATACCGGTCGGGCGCCAGATCCAGCTCAATATGTTGAAACAGTGGTATGAACTTAAAAAACGAAGAATCAGAAAAGGAAACGCGGATGCGAAAAAAACCTCAGGAATTAACATTTGGCCTATTGTTCGGGATTGGAATCTTTCTCGGATGCGTTGATAGCGCAGATATGACACTGTTTTATGGGTCAAAGGCAGCCGCGTTTCTGATTCTGATTTGGGCGGTTATTACGGCAGTTAAAAATTCGGATAGATGGGAGGGTTTATCATGATGGCTCAAGAGCTTCAAAGCGCAACAATTCAGATTTGTGATGCAGTAAAATTTGTTGAATGCGGGATTCTGCCGAACCTTGATTATGAGCGACTAAGTTCGACCGAAAAAGCGCTGGCAGATGAACTCGGCACCTTGTCTCAGAGTTTAAAAACGATCCTGGCCCCTGCGCTTAAACTGGCTTACGAACTGGAAGGGCGAAAAGCGGCATGATTGACGAGATTTTTGACGAGATTTTTGACGAGTTTTTTGCAGAAATGAAAGGCCCGCTTCGGAATATATTTGACCGGGCTGTTGAACGCGGGATTGCGGACGCACCGATCTATGTCAAAATGAACGGAGTTGAGGTCGACACTAAGCACGAAGATCGTTCAAGCGGACAGGTTGATATTGAGTTGGATTATGACAGCTATCTCGATCAGGTCCGGTCTGAGCATGACGTACAGGAAACAGATGAGGGGCAGATTGTGTCTCTGAGGAGGATGTAAAATGGCTTTAAAAATTATCAAAGCAGAAGAACCAATTAAAGTGAATCAGCTTGTGGTGGTCATTTACGGCCCCCCGGGGATCGGAAAAACCACCTTGTCATTCTCGTCAGACGCCTCGGTCTTATTAGATTTTGACAAGGGTGTTTACCGGGCAATGAACCGAAAAGATAGCGTTCCGGTTACGTCATGGCAGGACGTAACGAATATTACGCCTGAAGACCTCGCGCCTTACAAAACAGTCATAGTTGATACCGCAGGCAGGGCGCTTGATTTTCTGACTGTAAATATTATCCGCAATGACCCCAAAAAAGGCACGGGCGGTACCTTAACGCTCCAGGGGTACGGAGTGCTGAAAAGCCAGTTTGCCTCTTGGCTGACCTCCCTGAAGCTGATCGGAAAAGACGTTGTTTTGATTGCCCACTCATCAGAGGAGAAAAACGGAGACGACATGCTTGAGCGGCTGGACGTTCAAGGCGGGTCAAAGGGAGAAATCTACAAGTCCGCTGATGCAATGGGTAGGATTCGCCTTGTTAACGGCCAGAGAATTTTATCTTTTTCTCCGTCAGATACCGCCTTTGGCAAGAACCCCGGATGCCTGGACGCACTCACAATTCCAGATCCGAATATTGAACCTGATTTCCTTGCAGGGGTTATTCAGCAAATCAAAGACAAGCTGAACGCTCTCACGGTTGAACAGCAGAAGCGGCAAAAGGCCATTGCCGACTGGATGGCGAAAATTGACGAGGCAAAGACCGCTGATGATTTCACTCAGCTTGCCGGAGAATCAAAAGGGGTCGATTCGGGCATTTCCGCAATCGTAAAGGGCCAGATCAATAAAGAGGCAATCAAGGCCGGGTTTGAGTTCAACAAATCTCTGATGGCATACACTGAGGCGGCGGCATGACCGAAATTTGGAAGAAAATAGAAGGTTTCGTATACCATGAAGTGTCAAATACCGGGCATGTCAGAATAATAGGGCATAAGTCCGGCAAAAAAATATACCATACGTCTGAATTGGCATTATATGACAACGGACATGGGTATTTGTTTGTCTCTATAAACTATCAAGGAAAGAATAAACGAGTTTATATCCATAGACTAGTTCTTGAATCATTCGGAGTTAAAACCAATACCGGCAAGAATGAATGCAACCATATAGATGGAAATAAGACAAACAATACAATTTCTAACCTTGAGTGGGTAACATCTTCTGAAAATAAAATTCATGCTTATAAAATAGGCCTCGCCAAACACCCGAACCTACACGGAGAAAATAATCCAAACGCAAAATTGAAAGCAGAGGATGTATTAAAAATACGTAATCTTTTTAAGACCGGCATAAACAGGGCTGAAATAGCAAAAATATTTGATATTTCATGGACTAGCGTTGACTATATAGTCAAAATGGCTACTTGGAAATACGTATAGGTGAAGCTATGAGCAAAATTATATTTCATTGCACCGATCTCGACAGCATGATCTGGTATCGGAAATTAGAAGATATGACCGTTGATGATATGCGGGGGAGACTTCTCAGGACCGAACCGGCAAACGAGAAAATGAAGATGGGAACAGTATTTCACGCGATTCTCGAAGATCCGCCCGACGAAATTAACGAAGTTGAAAAAGACGGGTTTAAGTTCAAAGTAACATGCAATTCTTCAATCCAGCTGCCTCAGATACGCGAAATCAGGGCGAACAAAACATACTCTATCGCTGGTATGGATATAACCCTGTCGGGCGGTTGTGACGGCATAACGGGTAATAAAGTATCAGACCACAAACTCACATTCAGGCCGAACCCGGATACATATTTTAACAGCTTTCAGTGGAGAGCCTACCTGGATATTTTTGAGGCAGACGCTTTCAAATATATTATTTATTCCGCCAAAGAAAAAAACGGGATCGTAACTATTCACGATGTTTCAACTCTGTCTATGTACCGATACCCTGAAATGGTAGACGATTTGAAACGAGGCATTTTTGATCTTGTCGAGTTTTGCCAAGAGCATGTGCCGGAGAAATTCATTTAATGAAAATCCGCCTAAACATAAACTCACCGTCAGCCAAAGTCCAGGCGACAGAATTAATTAAAAACCTGCCGACCGACTCCTCCCACGAAGTTCTGATTCGCACCCGTAAAAAATCACGCAGCGCGGATCAGAACGCCCTTTACTGGTATTTTATCACGATCATTGCAGGGGAACGCGGCGAAACGAAGGACGCAATGCACACCGAATATCGGAGGCGGTTTTTAGTTCACATTTTTGAACGGGACGATTCAGATTATGCGGCTATGATTGATGCGGTCCGAAAAGTCCACAAAGCGGGAATGGTTGAAGAATCAAAGTTTATGGCGAATCAGATCGTTGAATTAACCAGCACGACAAAGGCGGGTGTTAAGCAGTTTGCCGAGTATTTGAGAGATATTGAACAGGACGCCGTTGAGAAGGGGATTTATATCCCGCGGCGTGAAGATATTTATTATGAGGCTATGGGCCTTACAAGATAGGAGGAAGAGAGAAATTGGAATTAGCAAGCGAGGCAACCGTAGATATCACACCCGTAAAATTTGACGGGCAGGCAGCATCAATAGAAATAGACAAAGTTATCACCGAGGCCGCTATTGCAAAGCTCAGCGGCGAATATATGAAGCTTACAATCACAGATACCGCATCATCTAAGGCCGTAAGGCAGGCCAGGCTGAAAAAAATCAAGGCAGAGCAAGAGGCCGAAGCCACCCGACTCGAAAAGATTAAAGCAGATCAGGAGGCAGAAGCAAAACGAATCCGTCAAGAGGCTGATAAAAAAGCCGCTGAAGAAAAAGCGAAAATTGACGCAGAGCGGGAAAAGTTTGCCGCTGAAAAGGCCGAATTTGAAGCTGAAAAGAAACGCCTTGCCGATGAAAGGGCCGCTGCTATAAAAACTGAAGCGGATCGGGTTGAAGCTGCCAAGAAAGCCGAGGAGGATAAGATCGCGGCAGGAAAGAAGGCTGAAGCTGACCGGATCGCCGCCAAAGAGAAGGCCGAAGCTGACAGGCTTGCCGCGATAAAGGCCGCTGAAGAAAAAGCCATTGCTGATAAGGCCGAGGCTGAACGGCTTAAAGCTCTCCGCCCGGATAGAGAAAAATTGGCTGCTTTTGCCGATACCATTGAGGCTATCCCCGCCCCTGTCGGTATTCAGAACGAATATATGCAGTTTATCGCTGATCTGGCTTTTGCGAGGTTGGGCTATACGGCTAAAAAAATACGGGACTTCGTTAAAAAATAAATCAACAGGGAGAAAACCATGGATCAATTCACAGTAATTACCAAATGCAAAAAATGTAAAAAGGCAGTTGTATTAGATCTTAACTGTGACGAAATGGGCAGTTTTTTCTATACTTTGTATAAACGCACAGGTTATCAATGCACAAACAACCCAGATGATATCAAGGCGTATTACTGCAGAGATTGTACAGAAGCCATAGAGAAACGCGAGAAAGCAGATAAAGAAGCCATGGTAAATTTTATGGCCGGTGGAGCAGCTTAATAGATGAGGCTATGGGGATGATAAAATGCTGATAAAAATAAACAAAGACTATCAAATTGAAACTGATCCACTGAGCGCAACACTGAAAAAAGCAACAAAGCCTAAACCAGGCAACGAACCGGGCTGGAGCGCGGTCGGCTATTTCCCAAATCTTGAACAGGCCATTGAGCGGCTAATTGACGATAGGATTTTAACGTCAAAAGCCTCTGAAGCATGGATTCTGTTAGATGAAATTTGCCAAACAAAAAGAGATATTTTAGCGGCAATATCGGAGGCAACAAATTGACAGACGAAGAATTTGAAGACCTTAAGGACCAGCTATACGAAATAACGATCCGGCGCAACGCCTTAAACCGGATCTTTCGGCGAGAAACCGGGGTGGAGTATGTTTTGCCTTGCCGGATGAAAAAGATAGAAATGGAAATAGAATGCCCGGCATGCAATGGGACATGGCTTTACCAAGGAATGGGAGAAGGCGAAGGTACGGCAGTTGTCTGTAACAAATGCAGAGGTACCGGCGCTTTTATGTATTCCTTCTCATACAACGACTTCGCCGGAAGAAAAACGAAGGAGGGTGTCAAAAGAATTTATCTTTCTGGAATGGGGTACAAGCTTGGACTTGGCAAGGTGGACTTCGACGGCGTTGGCGAAATTGACATGGATAAAGAGGGCGTCAGTTATCGTGAATTCTTAGACGGGGAAACCCCGCAACATATAAAAAAACTTGCCTGCCCTATGCGCGCAGACCAGAGTGCGTGCCACAAAAAAGAGGGATTTGTTGACGAGTGCAACAAATTGAACGGTGGGTGGATATCCACGATAACAAAATGCCGGAAATATCCCGAAAAAGAACAGTGCTGGAAGCGGTTTAACGAACAGTGATAGTGTGGATTTTATAACCCAAAAATCCAGCGGACCTCAAAAGCCGGGCGGCTGATTACAATGTTATCAGCATGGATAAGGATTAATCAATATCAGGGCAAAAGTACCTGATAATCAATGGTTATGTTGCTAAACGAGACAGGAGGGAGTGTGGATAAGATCATATTGGACGCTTGTTGCGGAGGTAGAGCTTTTTGGTTTGACAAGGAGAATCCGAATGTTCTTTTTGCAGACTATCGAGTAATGGAGCCCGAGATTGTCGGGGATGGCAAAAACGCAAGAACCAGAAAATGCCTACCTGATAAAGTAATGGATTTTAGAAATATGGATATCAAAGACAGTACATTCAAAATTGTTGTCTTTGATCCACCACATTTATTCGTCGGTGAAAAAAGCTATATGGAGAAATGCTATGGGCGACTCGATAAAGAAACATGGAAAGAAGATTTAAAACAGGGTTTTTCTGAGTGTTTTCGTGTCCTGGAGAATAATGGCATACTCATTTTTAAATGGAGTGAATACGATGTACCCTTAAGAGATGTCTTGGAATTGACACCACACCCCCCGTTATTTGGGCATCCGTCTGGTAAAACCCAAAAGACGCATTGGGTGTGTTTTATGAAAGCGCAACATAACCAACAAATCAACCGGCGGCAAACAGCCGCGCCGGTTATTTAAATGTTATAGGTGAGAAAATGGAAGTAATGACACTACATGAATGGCACGACGATGACGTGGAAAAGGTTTTGTGGGAAGGCCATGAGGATAATAGGAAAATAGTGCTCAAGGAACCAAATGAGGGCGTTCTCGTAATAAACAAGAGGGATGTTATCGCCTTGGCATTTGAATTCAATCTCGTTGTCTACAAAAAAGGTTCAAACCTATAACCAATAAATCCAGCCAGTCCACTGGACGGAAAACAATTGGCTGAAGTTATCTGACAAGGAGAGACAATCATGAATCAAGAATTGTTAGTAAATGATTTGGAAAAATTCATTGAAAATCAAAAATATTTGTATGCATCAAGAAAAAGAAATAAGCTATATATAAGATTGCAAGCTGGTCCAAACATTGAAAGATATTGTGTAGAAGCTGAAGGCATTATTACCTGCTTCGAAAAAGCGAAGGATGCTATTAAGTTTTTTAATAAATTATAACCAACAACTACACCCCAAGCTGACCAGCGCAACTGGTGAGTTTAAACGTTATGCAAGGGAGGTTTTGAATGGAGGTTATTTTAAAACTAACAATGGAACAGGCGGAAAGTCTCAGCGATATTCTTTGGGACTACCAGGATGAAGGCCCACTCGCCGGGGGGTGGGCATCAAATGAGCTTGAAAAATTTCGGGCAATGATCGACGATGCTATTGAGAGTGCCAAAACCAAAAAAGCATAACAATGCGCTAAACTCGGACGCAAAAAGCTGCGCCGGTTAGCAGCGGCGTTATAATATCATGCTTATAATAAAGAAAATATATATCATTGATCATAAAGCGACGGGCCAGTTTATGAAGCGGCTCCGCAAAGCTTCTGGTAATAGTTTATCAGATGTCGCAAAAGCAATGAAAATCTCTGTATCGTATCTCTGCGATTTAGAACATGGCCGTAAGAAATGGTCAGAAAAATTAACGACTAAATATTATGAGGCTTTATAACCAACCAATAGACGCTGACCAAAAAAGCTGACGCTTTTTCGGCACGTCATTTTAAATGTTAGGTGGACACTCAGCGGTATATCTGAGTACAAAGATACCGACAACGTGCAATAGTTTTTGGCACAGAGTAAACAAGGGGGAATGATGATAGAAAATGACACTTGGTATAAATGTACCGTTTGCGGTCGGGAAGGGCGAGTCGGAAGGTGTTGTGGTGACGAAACACGCATCCCGCTCAACGCATTGGCGATAGCCGAACAAGCTAAACTGGAAGGTGCCAAAAACACCGAACAACAAGTTCAAGCTGATCCTACGGACAGCTTAACTTAATGTTACGCCTTTCGGGGAGGTATCAAAATGCAAAAATTTCATAAGGGTGATTTGGTCCATGTTGCAAAAAATCTTGGGCCGTATATGAGTCACTTTACATCGGATGTTGATGCTATTGTAATCGGCTCATATTCGGACCAATTCGGCGGCAACGACACATCTTCTTACACTCTATACCTGAAGGATGCTGGGGAATCCTCTTGGTATGAAGAGCGCCAATTGTCGCTCATTGACCACAACAGAATGGATATTCTGAAACAATGGGAAGCTGAAGAAAAATCGGAGTGTGATATGAAATCAAATCTTGATTGGATTTTCACACACGGCGTTGAGGTGCTTGAGTCTACCCATGGAGCAACAGTCCAGGCCCTTGCTTCGTGCTTCGGCCTTGACAATCTATGGGGCAGCCGTGGTGAAGGTGCCACATATTATTCAAATACTATTGGTACTCTTCAGCTTGCAGAGCCGTTTTTAAAAACAGGGGATAAGGCCGGGTGGCTTAAAAAAGCCGAAGAAATCAGGCTAACAATGGCAAATAGCCGTAAGGAAAAACTGCTATATGGAAATTGAAATAGTAACAGCAAAGCAAAAATTATCAAAGAGTTTAATAAATCAAATGCAAGAGGCTACACCAATGGCGCTTAAAAGAGGTACTGTACTCGGTTATATGATTAATGTCCGCAAAACTGAGCATAAAACAATACTCCTCAAATATGATGGCCAGTATTATGCCATATCCGCAGAATGGTATCAGGGCGAAAAAGCTGCTCACCGAAAAGTTGGGAAATGGACGTTTCAGAAAACATTTGACGCTCCCGAACTGCTTAGTAATTGGTGGGAAGATTACACTCGGGCATTGAATGAGGCTGTTGATCAGATTTATATTTGAGTTATCGGACATTTAACGCCCATCAACATAAATGATACAGTTGGCTAAAGTTATCGGACATTTTATCGGACAAGGAGAGGAAGATATGAAACCAGAATCGTCAAAAATGGAACCAGAATCGTCAGAAATAGTACTCCCAGAACCGTATTTTAAAATTAAATTCGGATGCAGCAATAGAGCTTTTTACGGCGTTAAGAGCGAGCTTTACGACATTGCTGAAAAGATAGGCATTGAAATAGAAGACGGGTATATTGACGAACAGTGCGACTATGAAGGGGATCTTGAAAAGATTATTATTTATGCCGAAGAAAGAAGCAGCGAGTTGATTCAAGCTGTGTTGGCTTTTTATGAAGTGCCTGCCGTAGACGTTCCGGATGGCATGAATGTGGCGTTATCTATTTTTTAATTTAAGGATGGCTGTTCCACGTGAAACATTATCGGGAGAAGAAAGAGTGAATTTTGAGTTATCGGACAAATTAATGGACAAGGAGAAACCATGGAAAAAATAAATGACAAACTTATTGGCCGAGCAGTAGAGCTTTGGGCAAGAAAACTGCACACGCCTGTTTTTGACAACGGAGATAAGAGCGCGGCGGGCTTTATGGGCGGGGCTTTGGCAACTATAAATATCCAATCCGGGATGTCAAAAATACCGGACATTGAAAAAGCGATTGGTATTTTTAAGAACGAATTAATCGCAAAATTAAAGCAACTCAGAGATAACCCTGGCGAAGGTGAATGGTTTTCGTATTTCCTCGATACGGACTATGGCCCCTGTAAGCTTCTTGCCGATGCTGCAGATAAAGCAGGTATCCCATTCTCTCAATTCTCTTGCAAATCATCCGTCTCTATGCACCGGTCCAGCGTCTCTGTGTCCTTTGGGTACGGCGCAGAGAGAGTTTACCATTACCCGCTAAATAACGGAGACTGGCTCATAACAACGGTGATCGGCTCGGATGCGGATATGGAAAAGATCAAGAATGATGCTTTAGGGGATAATGCGCTCAATTGGACAGTTGAGAAAGAGCAGAAGACAGACTCTGAGCGTTCCACGTGAAACATTTAAATAACTTGCCAAGCCACCCAAAACCAGTGTAAAAGCTTTCAGGCCCTGAACAGCAAAGGCCGGCGATGTTATCAGCATCGCCGGCCTCTCGTCAAAACAACCTTGCACGACCAAGGATGCAATGATTAAGAACAAAATAACAGAAACAAATCAGCCCAGTCAAGCGGAATTTTTCATACCCGCAAAATTATTTCACGGCCAATACCAAAACGCCCTGTATTCTGAAAGCTTCTCCGCTATCCTGTCACCCACTGAAAAAAGAGTCCTGATTATCCTTGCCCGGTATGCGTTTCTTGATGGCGACTGTTATCCCAAGCAAAAGACCATTGCCTGGAAATTAGGCAAAACAGTCCGGACGATTCAGCGGGTCCTTAAATCCCTGGTGGATAAAAAGTTCATCCGGATCCAGAAGCCCGGCTTGATTGACCGGCATTTATTCCGAAAAGCCGATCGGTATTTCTTTGTTTGGCACGATGCTTACAGACCCTTTATTGACGGCCTGAAACAGCAAATGTCGCCTGAAAATGAAAAAGATACCAATAGTATTATATTAAATAAACAACCTCCTGATGCTCAGGCCGGCATTAAAAATGAACAGCGGAAACGGGTTGATTCAATCTGCCGGGAAATTGCTCAACACCGATCGGGATTTAATGCCCGGGCCTTTGCCGGGAAATATCGAAAACTATATCCCGAATCGGCCATTGAAGCGGTTTTGCTGAGCCTGGCTGCTAAGATGCGCCAAATGAAAAATACATTGCAGGGGGTGAAATGGTGGGGCTATGCGGTGCGGATCATGCAGCGGGTGGGGCCGAATCACAACGAGGCTGAATCTATCCGGGAGGCTGAGAAGGAAAAGGCTGCCGCAATACCGGATTTGGTGGCCGGGCTGTTGGCCGGTATCGGTTGACTTTTAATTTAATTTTTGAGGAGGAGACGATGAAATTTGATAGGGAGTGGACCCAATTTGCGGTAGATGCAGAATTTGACCATTTTGGACCAGTGCGGATAACGAAAGCGCACAACGAAATAAGGGATGCCGTGTTTAAGTTTATTGCCGCGGCAGAGGTACATAATACAAGCCCAAATGATATCGCAATAAGAGAACGCTATAATATTTGTAAATATGATCTTATTGGACTGATTGGAGAGAAACCATGAAAACCAGTAAATATATGTGCAAGCTAAAAAGCCGGAACCGAATAGAGGCGCAAATTCCAAGAGAACGATGGGGATGGTGGGCAGATGTTTGCCCTGGGAAAAGTATATGGCTTCGTAAGGCCACACCAGCGGATTTACTCCGGTGTACCTTGGCAGAAGATGATACCCGTACCGCTATCTCCTTCATGTGCGAACTTGGGGAGCATGGTTCACTTGTCAGCAAAGAGGCCATTGAGTATGTGGAGATGCCCACACTGAGCATCGAGGTAGCGGCCAGAACAGAACAACTTGAAACCGTACTCAAGAAAATACTCGCCGCTCATAAACAATCAACCGTTGATTGGGACGCTATTCTGGAGGCTGAGAGGCTAATTGGAGGAGAATAAATGCCAGAATCCGAAAAAATAAACGAATACCGAGAAAAAGGCTGGACCTTCAGATTCGATAAAACAGCAGGCTATATTTATGCAGAGCACCCTAACGGAGGGAGGCAAAGTGTTTGCATTATTGCGCGAATAATGCCGGATGAGGTCGGGTTTGAGTTGACTGAAATGCTAAATGGTGACGGCAGGAGTCTTTCGATGCAACGGATTGAGGACGAACTGAAACGGTTTGTAGAAAATCAAAAATCCCTGCCGGCAGAGTTTTCAAAAACGGTAGATGATCATTTTTGGGAGCTGGTTGACAAGGAGGCTGATTAAATGCCAAAACGAGGTCTACCCCAAAGCCTTGAAACCGAAATCATCGAAGCGCTGGTTCCGATATTAAAAAAATACTGGGGCATGAGAAAATCCCATCTATCAAGAGATAGAATCGGTGGCATTTGTTATTCTGCATATTGTGAGGCGCTCCATACCGCCTTATACAGCACAGATGCCAAGCCCACACACTCACCCAAATAAACAATAATCTCCCCGTAGGAGCCAACTGACGGCTGCTACGGGGAGGATTGGGCTACTCCGCTACGCTTTCACCTTAATCAGCTTTTTCATATCACCAGACAAATTCCAGTTCCCATCCAACCCCAAAGCTGAAACATACCCCTGAACCATAGCCTGCATCTGAGATTGAACAGTCATCAGTGCCATGTTGAGCTGCTGGAGCTGCGCCTGAGTTTTCTCGTTGATATCAACTGTGTTTTCGTCCATTGTGGTATTTTCTGTATTATCACCCATTATACGCCTACTTTCTCAATCAGATACGCCACAATCCCTGCCTCTGTATCTGTTGATTCATTCATCAATTTCATGAAATCATCGAACTCCGTACCAGCAGGCGTTGTGATATTACCTTTATCGTCGACTACTTCAGCCGTGTTCTGGATATGATACTTATTCACGCCGCACGATATAAATCCCCCTCCTGCATTTTCATATCCTTCATAATATTCAATATCCGCATTTGCTGTGACGGATGTTCCCTTTTCTACGATAAGTTTTTTGAACTCTGCTCTGTTGATTGCTGGATTGTCTATGATTATTGTAAACATTATTTTACTCCTTATTTTATGCTTCGTCAGTCCATGCAGTAAATTCTTCAACATACGCCACAGCTTCAATCTCACCCTGAGCCGTGAATGCCCCTCCGCCTGTTTTTGTGATAACGATATTTGTTGTTGCATCCGTCTCCACACCGGCTGAGAAGAAGTTTACGTTTGTGTTCTGTGCTACGGCGATAGCTGCGCCAATAGCCTCAACTTGTGCCCCATCATTAAATTCCGCGTCCCAAGTTTCACCGGCTGCAAGTGCCGTTGGTACATGGAGCTGGCATCCTTTGAGCTTTGCACCTGTTGGGATGTTGAGAGTGATAGTAAGTGTTGCGGCTGCCGTTACTTCAACTGAGCCGAAATATGGTTTAGCTTTAAATCCACCTGATGTATCATTTACTCTAACACCACTGGCTCCCATCGTGTAGGCTTCGATTGCTCCGGCATCTTCGATTACTCTGATACCTTCGACTCCACCTGCTATTAATGAGAGTTGGTCGGCTGCTGCTTTACCTATTCCTGTATCGGTGTCTGCATCAAAATTATATGCTGGAACTGTACTGGTAGGTACTGATGAAGAAATTCTTGCTCCACCAGAAATATTGGATTTTATATAGGTAGTCGCAAAAATCCAATGTTTTGATCCATTTAAATATACATATAGATAATTATTGCCACCGCCATCGTCTGTAATTCCATTAGCTCCATTTCCGAACCAATATCCTTTACCAACACCAGATGGAATTACAATACTTCCATCCCCAATCCAAACCTTATCAGTACTCGCCTCCCCCATGAACCACCACCGAGCATCCCCGGCCGCGTAATCACTCACGCCCATCTGACATATATCAGGTGGTGCTGATTCTGGTTCTGTGCCTATTGCCATGCCGAGGATGCCGGCTGCTGATGTGCCGAAGGATGAAGTACTGCCAAAATTTCCATCTTCTTGAAATCTGAATAGTTCATTACCTAATGCATCCTGAGCATTATTCGCAATAATTAATGCACTGTACACGGAAGAATTATTTGAATCAATATTTAGATATAAATTATCCACAGTATTTAACGCAGACGAATATGTAGCGCCGATTCGTGGTATATAACCTACGCCAGGGGTGTTCATTAAATAACGATTAGCACCAATATATATATTTCCGCTAATTGATTTAATGCTATTTTTAACAGTTAAATTTTCTGTTGGTACTACTTCCCCAACTCCAACTTTTCCAGCATTATACAGCACCCCATCAGCTCGAATCCACCCTGCAATCGTCCCATCACTCGCTTCAAACAGCGTAATCGGATTCTGATAAGTGAATGAATACCCTGTGCTGAAATCCGTAGCCGTATTAATCGTAACCGCATTTGCTCCGTCTTTCGTCACCACATACCGAGTCAGACTGTTTGCAATAATCGTTGAGCCTGGTTGGATTGCTGCATAATCATCAGCATTGGATAGCGTTACGGTTGTTGATGATCCTGATGTTGATATCGTGCCTATGCCTGCTACGGCTGCTGGACCTACTTTGCGGGTTGATAGCGGTAGTTGTGATGCGTCTGGGAATTTGTCTGCTGTTTCTAAGCGTACTTCGGCGTCTGTGGCAAGTTCAACAACTCCTGTTGCGTCAGTTGTTGCGGGTTGCTTTATGGCTGTAAAAGCATCTGATAAAGTTTTTGTCTCAAGCTTTTTTGATGCATCTGTAAAAATTGGCAACGATGCAACTTGCCCATCAATCGTTACGTCTTTAACTTTTAAATCAGCATAGGCGTCATCCGCCGCGTTTCGTGTTTCTAAAACCAAAGCATTGTTTTTAATCTTCGGGCCAGTGTTACCGCTATCTATCTGAAAAGTGCCTGATGTGGTGCCTGTATCAGTGTTCTGTGAATGTCTTGCTGCTGTATTTTCAGAAATTCCGTCATGATCATGAAGTGTAGTATCACCACCATCTGTAAGATCAGTTGCATCTATATCAGATATATTATTTGCTTCTGCCCCGTCTTCGACATTCAAAATAGTCCGAACTTCAGCAGCAGAAAGATTTTTAGCCGCACCAGTAGCCGCTTTACCTAATATCTCACTTGCATCGAGTGTTATTTGTCCGTGAGTGCCTGATCCGGTCCCGACCATAATTTCATCAGCAGATGTAAACTCCGCTTTTTTGATATACTCATTTTCGCTTCCGAAATCCAGCCACGCCGAACCATCCCAAGCAATCTCAGCCCCGGAAAAAAACGATTCGCCCGTATTGGTTTTGGTCACGTCATCGTCTGTGACATCAGCGGTTATTTTATACATCCAGCCGGTTTCGACATCCGCCAATGCCGGAAAATCAGCCGCCGCCGCGATTCCGCCCTTAAACAGAAGCGGACTTGGAATCATCGAAATAATTTGGCTTACCGCGGCGTTCATACTTTTGCCTGATTGTGACACCGGGAATATCTCAGCCCCGGTCAGTTCTGTTACTTGATCGTATTTCGTGAATTTTGGCATTTATACCTCCGGTGTGTGTTTATTATTGATATACTTATTTTTATATTTTGTTGGTTGCTTATGTTATATAGGGTTTTTGAAATGTTGTTTAATAATCATAATAAGCAGTCATTTTATATATCTTTGCAAGTCGATTGTTATTCCTGTGAGGAGAATAAAAAATTGTTATATATATTTGTCTTGTAAAGGAATCATCGAATACGTGTAAATATCTGCATCGGTTCTTGAACCTCCTCCATTGCATACTTCTTCCACTATCTCCCCGTTATCATTTAGTATCACCTGCTGATAAAGATAATAATATATTTTTACGATTACATTTTGTTCTGCAAATTGAGCATATAATCCATTTTCATCAGATGATATAAACGGGCAAGATATACTGGTTGATTGAAACTCTTTGCCTTGTTCGGTATAGCTCGATTGATATCCAAGCATATCCTGACAATTATCTACCGCTGTTGAATAAGGATATGATTCATAGCGATCAGGATATGCGTTGTTTAAATCAGGATAAAGGATTTTGCACGAAATTCTGTCTATTTTATCTGAAGATAAAAAGTTATCTGAAACAAGACCGCAACTGAAGTGGCTTACATATGTTCTATCAAAATTCTCTTGAATAGTTAATATGCTAAATTCAGCACTTAATTGATGAATTGAATCAATTATCGTAGTTTCGTTAAATTGATCATTGCTATATGTAGCGCCTAAACTTCTTGTAATATTTGTAACTCGTTCAAAATAATCATAATCTTCTGGGTTAGGTGGATTCTTTTCATTATAATCAAATTTCCCAACAAAAAATGTTGAACGCTCATACTGATTAATAATTATTTTGTGTAGAAAATAATATTCCCCATTATCATCAGGCTTATAATAATCAACATTATCGGTAATATAAATTTTAATCGGAAATACAAAATCGGTAATGTCAACATTTTTTACAATATTTGGATCTGTTGCATCTGATGCACCATCAACATTTTTGAGAGGCATAGGCGGATCAAGAGTATCTGATGAATCAATAATCAATAATGAATGCGGCAATGTTGGAGTTATGCCGTTTATCGTAAAAGTTATATCGCAAAGTATTTCACAGGGTTGAGGATCGCTTTTAAACCCAACCACAACCGGATTATTCCAGTCCTGCCCTGTAAACTGTATCAACACGTCATCGCCCACGGCGAATGCTGAGCCATTTCAAGTCATGTAGGATATTGATACATCTGATAACGTATTTGATTGATTTACATCAAGATTTTGCTGAGAACTTTCTATGCCTTCAAGGCTGACATCGCATAAATCACCGTCTATGGCTGTAATCTGTCCATATCTATACGTCGGTTTCCATTTCTGCCATCCTGGAAGCATTGCAAGATTATAAAAAGTGGCAGAAGGCGACATTGCCATAACCGGCGTAAGTTGCCCATATTTAGCCACATCAACAGGCGCACCATAATAAACACCGTCTACATATCCCGGTGCAACATTCACAAATGTTTTCTCGCCAGGTATTTCAATCGTGCTAACCTCGCCGGATAATTCATCAGATAAATCAGCACACCAAGCATCAACAATTGGATCATCCGGTATTAATGCCTCAAGTTTTTTAATAAGATCTTCATATCTGGTTTTTCTTGCGGTAAGTGTTTTTAAATCCGCATCATATGTTGAAGATAATGGGTCAAGATTATCAATATCTGCACTTATTGTGGCGACTATAGCTGTATCATTAGCAATCTGATTATCGAGTAGTGACGTATCATAATTAAGTTCTACAGAGTATTTACCATCACCGATATTATTTTTTATCGTTCCGACGCCCATTATGCTTCAGATACCTCCATTGTTTGCTGGCTAACGCTTACTGTATATGAAATCAAACCAACAACAAACGAATCAGAACCATATGTTGCTGTATCACCCGGCCTGAGATAAATATCAGGGGTATTACATCGTAATGATATCTTTCCGCTACTATCAACACGCCGGTATGATACATTCTGCAACGATACAGTTTTTGAAGAAAATGATTCGGTTCGATGACCAATAAGCGTCAATGATTGATTATTCCCGCCCTCATCAACACGGACTCCGTTTGTATCAAGATCAACTGTAATGATATCCTCTATCAGTTCAATAACACCTTTGACGCTATACGCCATCTTAACAACCATGCTGCCATTCAGTCTCAAATTGATTGCATCTAAATAGCTGATATCTGGTATAACACATGATAGATAAGTAGATTCTCCGTCCCTGTATCTGGCCTGAAATGATGAAATCGGTATTGTTATATCATCAACTCCATCGGCGGTTCCTGTTAATGTGAAAAAATATAATTTGACGGATGCATCATCATTGTCGCGCAAGAATTGTGAATAATTGAAACACTCAAAATCAGCCGACATCCCACAAGTTTCAGATATTGATTTTTCGGCTATGATTGATTTGTCAATTGCGGCATTAACTGAAAAGGTTTGTGGTAGTGTTCTGTTAACTTCTATTGATCTATCAAGTGTTGCCGATATGCCGACTGTTTGTGATAGTTTTCCTGTTAGATTTACCGCCTCGGCCTCAGCGTTGATCGAAGCGTCTCCTGATATGTTGCTTGTCAGATTTACCGCTTCAATTTCTGCATCAATCGAAAACTCTTCATCTATTGATTTTTCAGTAATAATTGAATTATCAATAGCAGCGTTAACGGAAAAAGTATCTGAGCCCTCAGCTTCAACTTCTATATTACATTCAGCTGTTGCAGATATTCCGGCAGTTTCACTGATCTTAGCGTCAAGGTTTACCGCTTCAATATCTGCATTAATCGAAAATGATTGTGGTAATGTGCCTGTTAGATTTACAGCTTCAATAGCTGTATTAATAGAAGCATCTCCGGATATGTTGCCTGTCAGATTTACCGCGTCTATGTCTGCGTTTATTGATGCTCCGGCTGTAATTTCATTGTAAGGTTCTTCCCACGTTACATGCAGTTCAGCTTTATAGTCTCCGCTGCTTTGCTCATAAGTTTTAATGATTCTATAGGCTAATGTTTCACTTGATGTATTTTCAGCAATAAATTGTACAGCATTGCCACTACCCCATCCGGGTCTATCAACAATATCCTGTAATATAGAAATCAAACTAATACTATCTACTTGAACATAATATTTCCAAGCAGAATCTATAGTCCATGCAATCGAATCTGTTAAATCTAACGCTTTAAATTCATCAAGAGTTGTTGGCGCTATCGCATTATCAATAGCATTAAAATAACAATTTGCAGATGCAGTTCTGGAAGCATTGGCACCTGAATAAAATGTAATATAAGCTTCTGTTATTATAGAATCTTTTGGAATATTAACAGATTGAAATCTTATAAATATAGAATACCCTGGAAGGCCACTCAGCGTTCCTAAATAAGCTTTATCACTACTGTTATCAAAAGAACCGCCGCTTGTGCCTAATTCTCCATATCCATCGTCAGTGTCAGCTCCAGGATAAAATATACCTGATCCCATATTATCCTAACTCCTTATACGTCAGCACCGGTTAATGTGATTTTAACCTTCAAAACATCAGTAGCATCAACAGATTTTCCCTCTGAAAATGCTACACTACAATATAACGTACCACCACCAGCCACATCGGATATCGTAGATGCCGCAGTACCACCGCCAACAAGTGCCCCGCCATATATCGTTTTTGTTGCATTCATGGTGAAACTTGCTTTACTTAAAGCGTTTGACAGTACTTTACCGCTGGCCGCTGCTTCAACGAACTCAGGCCGTGTTGCTTCGGTGTATGCAGATGATTCAGTGTATCCCGGAACGGCGTAAGTATTTGTTGATAACGGTGTGTAATCATCCTCAAATATTACGACATACCAGGTCGTAATCTGGGTTGAAGCATGAAACATAATATCAAGCAGAGCATTCAATCCTTCATCAGTACAAAGATTATGTTGCTCTTCAGTCCATTTCAAATTACCGTTTTTATCAAAACATTCAAAGCCCCAAACTGATGATACAATTGCTTTTTGGGCTAAACCTATATTTCGTTCTACACTACAAGATATTTTGCTTCCCATTCCTACATTTTCTATTGGCATAATTATTCCTTATTCTGAAAGTTTTTCTTTTATCAAAAATTGAATATACATTTCCGTATCATCTACCTTGAGCTTTTTTATCATGCCGGAAAAATATCCTTCAACACATGACAGATTGATAAGCGTTTCGGTCTCATGAATTGATTTTAATATTTTCGCCTGAACTTCTGTTACGATGGCATAAATTGAAAAGGTACGGTCCGAATCAGAAAACCCGGAATGGACTATGCTTGAACCACCATCGAGAGTTGCTGTTCTTGTCACTCGAGCAGAGGCATCGTAAAGAGTTGTTTTTGGCAATTCGTCAAAGTCAATATTGCCTGATGTGTTTTGAGTAATTGTCGCTATACTGATCATTTACAACCCCAGTAAAAAGTCTGATGATTCTTCATTTGCCCGGACTTGAACCCGTTCAAGAATTTTCCACATAAAAGCCTCAAGCTCCGGTTCGAGACCGTCTGCGATAACGGTTATCAGGCCCTCTCCGCTTTCCATTGCTTTATTTCTTAGATTTAGATATTTAATTTGCGCTTCTGTCAATTTAGCCTGAAGTTCAGCAGCCTCCTTCTGTATTTCTTGCTCTTGTTCAATGGCGTCCTCAAGATTCCATTTATCCAAACCATGTGTATCATTTATCATACCAAATAAATCAGATATAGTGCTCCCAGTAGAAGATATTGTTTCACTAATAGATTCATAAGCACTTGAAACAATTTTTGCATTTGCTTCAACTTCAGAAATATCGAGTTGCGCTTTCCATTCAACGGCTGTCTGGATGGTTTCAGCCTTGGCGTTTATGGATGCTATTTCGGTGTCGATATCGCCTTGGAGCTGTATTTCAAGCATTTTTTCAGTCGGGATTTCTTCGATCTCTTTTTTTATAGAATCAACATCGTCAGAATTGACTGGGATATTTATTGTGTGATTCTCTCCTTGCTCGTCAATCCATTCTATAAAATCAGTTGCCGGGGCTGTATCAATAGCAACTGACGCTTTCATTTCAACCGGCTGAGTTATTTCCTCGACATCCTTCAAATATTCTTCAAAAGACACTTCGTCGCCATTGACAAGAATCGTCGCTTCTTTAGCTTCTTGAAGTTCGACAAGTTTCATGTCGATTACTTCGGTATCAGCATCTATCTTAAGCGTTTTGATTTCCGGTATAGCTTCAACAGTTTCTTTTACTTCTGAAAATCCCGCATTTAACCCGGTTAAATCGCTGATAGCACTATCAGCTGCCTTGCGGGTATTTGTTTCAACTGCATCCCTCCACTCGACTAAACCACTCCTTGTCGCTTCAATATCCTCCCTAAAACTCCCAAGACCCGGTATGTAAGCCAAAAGTTCACTGACAGCAAGAATGCCATCAACAACATCTATAAATCCGAGCTTGAGCAAATCAAACGCAGCGAGTACTGCATTAAACGTCCCCGATACGGTATTAGCGACGACATTAAACACCGGTGCTATCAGGTCCGCCTTTTCACCGATTAAAACAATCGCCCCGGCTACAAGTGTGCCAGCGTCCATAATTGCTTTTGCTGCCCCGAGAATCTCTCCGGATTTTTTCTGAGCATCTGCATCCATCTCGGAAAAGCCCTGAACAAACGTTACAAATCCATCAATAATCGGATTTAAAGCGCTGATAATGCCTGAAGTAACATTGACAAGCCCGGCTATGCCATCAACCGCGCTCTGTATGGCCTTTGAAAGCCCTTCTGGAGTAGTGAGGTCGATACCATCAAATAGAGCGGATATTTCAACGCCAAGATCCTCAAGGGAGTTGATCAGCTTATCAAAATCAACATCCTTGAAGGCTTCCGGCAAGGCCTCTGCAATTTTTGATAAAAAGTCATATGCTGATTGGCCGGCATCTTCCAAAGCGTCAAACAGCTGATCAAAAGATTCTGAATCAATTTCCTTTGAAAGCGCCCTTAAAAGCAGGGTTACGCCATCGGCAGCGGTTTCAAACCCGGGCGAAAACTTTTCTCCGATTTCGATTGTAAGGCTTTCAAAAGCTGATCTTATCTGCCTGAGCGACCCACCGATTCCGCTTTCCATTTCATCGGCAATTTTCCCGGTAATCCCGCCAAGATCGTTTATTTTTCCTTCAAGCCCAGTTATGGCATCCACGCCCTGACTAAGTAGAGCTGCCATCTGCGGCCCACCCCGCTTACCGAATATTTCAATCAGTGTTGCGGTCCGGTCTGCGGGATCAGGTATTTTTTCAAGCCCTTCTTTGATCTGCCCGAGAATATCGGTAAACGGTAAAATATCACCGTTAGCGTCCTTTATCGTTACCCCGAGAGAATCTAAAGCATTTTTACTACTGGCAAAATCAACGCCGAGTTCTTCCGTGTCAACGCCAAGCTCTTTCATAAGCTTGCCCATATTCCCGGCAGGCGCAACCAAGGCAAGCATGATATTTCTTAAAGCGGTTCCACCCATTTCCGCCTGATACCCTGCATTGCCAAGAACGCCTAGAACCGCCGATGTTTCCTCGATATCAAACCCAAGAGATTTCGCTACAGGCCCGACAAATTTAAACGCTGCGCCAAGCTGCTCAAGACTTGTATTGCTGTTTGTGAACGTGGCGGTCAGAATATCATTTGTTTTCGATAAATCTCCAACCTCGATCCCATATCCAGCCATGATGTTTGTTACAATATCGGCAGTGGTCCCAAGATCAAGCGCCGCTGCCTGTGCCAAATTCAACACATCCGGTAATGCCGAAATAGCGTCGTCAGTTTTCATTCCGGCAAGCGCCAGAAATTCAAGCCCTTCTGCGGCCTCAACAGCTGTGAATTTTGTAGTAGCGCCAAGCTCTTTCGTTGTTTCGGTTAGCTTTAAATAATCTTCCTCAGATGCACCGATAATACCCTTGACCTTGAGCATCACATCTTCAAAATCAGCAAATTTATTAATCGAATAGGCAATTCCGCCAACGGCCAACGCAGCCAACGCCGCATCGACTTTCAGAATCCCATCGGCGACCTTTGCAAACGGTGCGGCAATGGTGGTGATTTTGTCGTCAAAAGAATCAAGCTTGCTTGTAATCGAATTGACAGTTGAAGAAAGCTTATCATCGCCTTCGAATATGATTGATACTGTTTTTTCTAAATCAGCCATTGACAATTCAGCCCTTCAGCCTGTACTAAATAAAAAAGGAGGAAAAAACATGCCTGAAAAAATCGTAACGGTTGAAAAGACTTCCAAAAAACACAAACTGCAAAAATTGATTGGAATTCTCCTGTTTTGTTTTGGAGGCGTATTCGTAAAATTAACCGCCATGTCAACAGAGAGAACTCTTGATGGTTCAGCAAGCATGTTTCCGCTTGTGATCGCCTGTCTGCTTCTTGGCGCTGGTCTTGTTTTTTACAGTGCCGGATCAGTTGGTAGATGGTGGGATAACGGCTGATTATTTTTTCCGTGACCTGAACCATAAATCCCATAACTCAAGCTCCGTATCAGTCAAAAAGCCTTCCGGGAAAAGGTCCGGGCAGACCTCAAACAGAAACTTGTGGCGTTGATCGCATAAAGCTAATTTGGCCCTGACGGTTGCGTCTCGCCAGAGCCTGGCAGCTTTCCCGGCACTTTACCCTTGCCGGTCAAACGAGTGATTTTGTTAGTCAACTGGAAAAACTCAATCGGGTAGCATTCGCATAATTTTAGAGCAAATTCCAAGTCGACTTCCGGATCAACTGAGCCGACCATCAGCATCTCAAGGCGTTTGGCGACATCCTGCGGGGTTTTTCCGGTTGTGCCGATCAACTCTTTAACTGCCTCTGTTTTTTCTTTGGTTGTCTGAGATAAAAGCCCTTCAAGGATAGCTGAAATATTCTTATTCTTTTCTGCCGCTTCGTTTGCCAGACCGAGTTCAACGCCGGTCAGCCCTCGCACAGTCCACACCGGCTCATCCTCACCGAAAAACGCTTTTAGTTCCGGCACGGGAACCGCCTCCTCCCGTGCCGTGAACTTTGTTTTCATGAAAAGTTTCTGATCAAATGCCATTATGCGCTTACCTCTGACGCCCCTGTGTCTGCTGAAATTGTGCAGGATGCCTGAATAGAATCTCCTGCGGGAAATGTCCGAGAAACTCCGAGAATGCCCTGGGTGAGAACATAGGGCGTTTTCAGGCGATCCGGTTTGAACTTAAACCAGAGATTGGAGTTCTTTTCGGACAGCAAGCCGTCGGTGATTCCGTCCTCAAGATATGCGGTAAACCCGCCCTGGCCGAGAGAGCTCGAAGTTGATCCTTTTGTCCCGCCGTAAATCTGAGTTGAGCTGACGGAATGAGAAGTTTCTGCGGGTACGAAATCTGATGATTCGGGGACCTGCGCGAAATCCGGCTCATAAAATTTGGCATAGATTTTCTTTGTTGCAGTGGCCGTCCCGTTATCGTCGGAGTGGATGAGAGGAAGCGCCGAGTTCATATCGACACCGGCATGCCCGAGAACACCTGACTCTACTCTCGCACGATCAACTACCCATGTCGGAAAATTGTATTTTTCGGTATGAGTGCCTGGGGTTGACTTAATTTCAGCTGCTGTGATTACCGCTGTATCATTTGAGGTTACGCGAACCTGAGCAATTTCAATACTTGTGGTGGGAATCCATGGAGGACCGCCTGCCGCGCCTCGGGTTTCAACAATCGCGTCACCTTCAGTACCGTTTACGATGGCAATTGCACCCGCAGTTGTAATCGTTACGGAGTGGACAGTGCATTCGCTTGTCGTGCCTCTTGTAATCGCATTGTCAGCCGCTGCAACCTTCGATGTTAAAACCCCCGCGAGGTAACAGGTGAACGCCGTAACGTCTACCATATCCTTAGTTCCAGACGCGCCAGGGCTCACCACTCCGCCAGTCGCCAATCCGTTAGGATAAACCTCCGGCGTGTACCCTGATTTGTTGCTCCAAAGATTTGCCGCTGAATTGAAAACGGTATGGTCCCCACTGTCGGTCAGTGCGGTAAAAGCCGTCAGATCCTGCCCGGCTTCATAATATAAAATTCCTTCTGATGCTGTAGCCATATTTTTACTCCTTATTGATTGTACGGATTGCCTGATTTGTTTTTATATTTGACGTTAAAAATTGCACTGACGCCCACGATGGTATCCCCCGCCTCCGGATAATCATCTGCGCCGCCTGAAGCGTATTCGATTGACTCAGCGAGGCCAGCGGTTGAAAGCGTGATTGCTGATTGGCCTGAAATAATTCCGGTAGTGGATGCGGATGTAGTGCCGGAAATTTTCAAGGTTTCCGCTGAAAACGTTCCAGTTAATCGCCTGATAGTTAAGATCCCCGCTGCATCACAACTCGCCAAAGTGCCTGACGTGACCGTGACGCTCACGATATAACCTGTGGCTCCACTGGTTCCGCCTGTAACCGTTTCGCCCGTAACAAGCGCTGTGGTTCCACCCGTGAAGGGTAATGAGTAATCAACCCCGGTAAACGCCTCGATCAGATCCCCCAAGAGCTGTTCTGAAATAACGGAAGGATCTGTACTGCCAAAAACTGCATGAGCTTCAATTCGGATCGGCATGGCTTTAGATTCCACGCCGAATTTCCGGCTCTCGACCTCTTCCCGTTGAGGGAAAATAACGACTGCCGGAAGCTCTGATGGATCAAGGTTTTTTCGGGCACGGATCGCATTTGACCCGGCATCGGTATTGAATCCATTTGCCGTTCGGATAATTTCTGCTCGGGTTGTAATGGCTGATATGATTTGCTCTCGGATTGTGCTCATAATGCCTTTAAAACTCTGGTAAGTTCGTAATCTATATTGGTTTTAAGCCTGACGCCGGCCTTGTCCTCAACTCGTCCGATGATCTCTTTTTTTGCTAAAATGTCAGTGATACGCGGCCCGGTAAGCCGGTCTATCGGATATCTAGGCTTTCCTTCACGCCAAAATACATTCTTTGCGTTTTTTGCAGTCTGGATGAAGGCATGTTTTAATGTGGATCTCCGATTCTTTTTTTTGACTTTGACAGACACACCTTTTGCGTTCTGCTTTGTGCCTGAAAAATTTATCAATCCAACTGGCTTACTTTTCGCGTCAGTCCTTGCAGTGAGGTTTGTCCAGCTTGCTTTTTGAGTTGTTATCGCTGCATTAACATAAGCGGACTTCAGGTTCAGGTCTGCCCGAACCTCTTTTGACTCATCCGTTCTAACGCCAGAAATCGTCTTATTGAGCGCCCGAGTCATGACCTTTGGATACCCGTTTTTAATACCGGTTAATGCGAGTTTGACCGAGTTTAACTGTTCTGAGTTGATATGAACTTTCACTTGACTACCACCTTCACGAACTGCCCATCGTTCTCCACGACCCCATCCACTGTGTAAACTGTTTCGCCTGCTGTGAATGTATCTCCTCGTGTAGGCTCCGCGCCAAGATCTGATAAAAGAGCTTCGATGGTGGTTTCCTGAATCCAAGTCCCAGACTCATAACCGTCTGGTTTTATCTGGGACTCAAATTCAAGGAATATCTCAACATCCGGAATCGGATCGCCAGTAGCAGGCGTATAAAGAGCGCTTGCATTCGCCAACTGGTCCCGGATGTCTTCTGCTGCTGTGGTGAAAATCGTCTCATCAAGCATAAATAACGCGCCCTTCGTCATCCAAGATTAGATTCCCGGTATCATCCAAGAGCGGTTCTGCCTCCGCTTCGACCAGATCCGGCGGAGACAAATAAACCGGCTCAAGGATTACTTTTCTCAGTTCAGGGATTGGCTCTCTCATCGTCCGGCCCCACTGCACACAAAAACAGAATAAGTTTTTGCCGCGTCAAAACTGGTCGGGGTGAATTTGATGTGAGATGCAAACCCGGAAAACTGCATGACGTATTCTGTCGAATCGGTCATGTCGATAGCGTCTCCGATATCGGAAAAGTCGGACGCTCCAGGCGTCTTGATGGACACCTGAAGGGTTCCGGCTGCCGGGATCGCACTCGGTACAAGCTGAATCTGATGGAGTCTGAATCTATCGCCCTGGCTGAGCGTGATGGTTTGCGCTCCGTCTGCCTGAGTTTTATCAACTATGCTGCCTGTAAATATTTCAGCCATTGGCTACTCCTTACAGGGTTCCGGTTACGAGAACGCCGGGACGTTTGCAGATCGGAAGCGGATTAGATTCTGCCCAAATATCGATGCCCTTGTTAAATTTTCTGGCTTCCTGCTTGACGTAGAGTTCTTTTCCGGTCGTGTTCACGGTTTCCAGGAAGTCTCCGGGAGCAAGAATGGTTTCGAACGTGTTCATGGTTCCAACAGGAAAGAAATGCGCGTAACCGGCTGCGATAAACGGTCTTGCGGTTCCGTCTTTGTCGGTGGCCGTTCCGCGATATTCTTCAAATGTGATCCCGCCGAATTTAAAGCCGGATCTCATATCGCCGCCCAACCGCTGCTCTGCTGCCTGATAGTTGGCAAACGCCGCCTCAACTTCTGCATGGGTAGTGAGCGCGTCATAAAAAGTTGAATCACAATAGCAGTGAACGCCAGTCATTACCTCGCCCTTGAGATTGTCTTCAATGTGTCTGATGACTTCCAAACACTTCGAAATGACTTTGGTTCCTGATGTGCCAAGGTCGAAATCAACCGTTTTCTGATTAATGCCGAACTCGGTGTACAGGTTGTACAGAGTGGTCGCGTCGGCATCCAAAATAATGCCCTTCAGCGCGCCCATTCTCAGATATTCAAGAGTGATTGCGAACTTGTCCTTGATAGTCTGAAGGTGGCCGTTCATGATGCTTGCCAGTGTTTCAGTTGTGGATTCCTGCCCAAACGCCCGGATTCCGTCAAACTCTGACGGCAAAATCACGTCTTCAAGCGGGATATGGGGAACCACGAAAGACCGAACCCCGCGTTTGCCCATTTTGTTCTGCTGGCCAGGAGAGCCCTTGGGCATGGTCTGAAGCAGATTGAGGATGCCGTTTTTTTCTTCAACGATGACGTTTTCAGATCGAGCGCCCTTACCCGGGAAAAGATTCATTGCCCGGAGTTTTCCGTAATTATTCGGCAGGATATTAATTGCATCGGTCAGCGCGTACATATTGAACGCATCGGATTCAAACGGATTGACTATCATAGGTTATACCTCGTCTCTTTCTACGATCCCGGCAGTTTTCAGCACTGCAAGGGCCGCTGTTTTCTGGTCGGTGGTTGCGCCGGTAGGCCACACAAGATCGGTCGAAACGATGATGGCATCCCTGACGATTGCCACACCGGCAAGATCGGCTGAACTCGCGTCATATTCGTCGATTACAAACCCTGCAGCGTCCTGACTTCCATCAACGCCATCAAAGTCAATAATCACATATTTCCCGGACCCGGCAGCAACGGCAATGGTGAACGAATCGCCCACGATAAAATCAGTATCCCCATCATTGATGGTAAAATTGATCTGATCGTTGGTGTAGGCGGAATCTACGGTGGCATCCGGGAGCGCCTCACCGTTGGGGGCAAGTACGCTGAAGGTTCCGCTGTCATGATCTGCGGTGGTTACGGTAACGGTAAAGCTATCGGCAAGCGCGAAATCTGTATCACCATCACCGATGGTAAAGTTGATCTGACCGGATGTATAGGCAACACCTACGGTAGCATCCTCAAGGGTCGCACCATTAGGAGCTACCACACTGAATGTTCCGCTGTTGCTATCAGCTTCAGTCACTGCGATTGTGAAAACGTCGCCAACTTCAAAATCGTTTGTACCGTCATTGATGGTAAGCAAAATCTGATTGCTTACAAATGCAGTGCCTACAATTGCTTCACCGAGAGAGTATCCATCAGGGCCAACAACTTCAAACGCACCAGCATTGGTTTCAGCGTCAACGCAAGTCAAAGTGTAAGTGCCGTCTGTAACATCAGCTCCACCAGAAACATCGGTGCAAGTTCCGTCTGCACTTCCTACGGCAGCCAAAGTTCCGGTTGCCGGTACAGTAAACGCACCAACACCAAGAGCTGTGCAAGTCATGGTATATGTGCCAACCTGAGTGAAATCACCGCCAGTTACAGCGGTCATAAGCCCATCGCCGGTGTTGGCCTCTGCTTTCGTGCCGGTAGTCGGTACGACATTAGCTCCAACAGCTACTTCAGTACACGTCAGGGTATAAGTTCCAATCTGCGTATCCGCTCCGGCAGTAACGCCCGTACAGGTTCCATCGCCGGTGTTGGCTTCGGCTTTTGTTCCGGTAGTCGGAGTGGACTTGGTGATTTTCCCGACAACGGTCAGAGCTTCCAAATTCTGGCCGGCAGCAACGGTGATTGCCTCGCGTGAAAAACAGTTTTCCTGCTCCCATTTCAAAACATCTTGGAGCGTGTTTCCTTGAGTTAAACTTGCCATAATTTAGCCCTCCAGCCCTGCCCGTTTTCGGGCGTTTGCGATCAGCGGGTTTACGCCGCCATTTTTCAATCCGCTGTGAGTGGATCGGATCAGTGTGTCGTCATTTTGTGCGGCCTTGGCCTCGATGATCTTTGCCCGGGCATCCTTAATTGTGACGCCTTCTGAAATCATGCCCTTAATCACCGCTGTATCTGCCAGCCCTGCCAGTTCGCACAGGTCGAAAATCTCAGTGGTTCGCGCTAATTCGGCAGAAATACCCACTTTTTCGGCATCTGCTTTGATTTTCGCGGTATCTTCCGGTTTTGCTTCGCTTTTCGGCACATAGCCAAGCGCCGCCAAAGCCTCTTTAGCCTGATCTCCGCCGCTTTCAATCAATGCGGAAAGCTGCGTTTTCAAATCTTGTCCTTCCATTTTTTTCCCCTTGCCTGTGGTTGATATTTGCTTGTTGATTAATTGGATTACTTTTTCGTAAGACATGACCCCATCAGCCAGCCCACGGCTCACCGCCTCCGCCCCGTCAAAGATGCCTGCCTGAGTGTCTATTACTGCTTTTTTTTTCATGCCTCGATGCGTTGCGACGGCCTCTGTAAAAAAGCCATACGCTCTATCGACTGAAGCTTTTGCCGTCTCAAATGCGGCCTCTGAGAGTGCGGAGTGTGGAGAGAAATCGTTTTTCCGGTCCCCTGCGAAAATGGGCGTATATTTGACGCCTATTTTTTCGTCATACCCGCTCTGGTCGACATGGACCGCGATGACCCCGATAGAGCCGATTTGGCCCGTTTTCGGCAGATAAATTTTTTCTGCTGCGGACACTATGGCGTAAGCCGCGGAAAAGGCGTATTCATTGGCGAATGCAAAAATGGGTTTCTGCCCTCTGGCCTGATAAATTTCTTCTGCCAGATCAAAAATGCCGGCCACTTCACCGCCAGGAGACTCGACATCAAATAAAATAGCTCTAACGCTGGAATCATTTAACGCCGCCCTGAAGTCTGCCCGAATCTGCTCATATGTTCCGGTCCCAAAAAAATACGACCAAATATCTGAACGGTGCTGAAGCGGGCCACACACCGGAATGATTGCGATATCTCCGTCTTTCTGAATCTGCCCTTTTGCTGGCCCAAACCCATCTAAAAACGCTTTTTCCGTGATCGCCTGAAGCGCTTCGGGCCTGAATGCCGAGAGATAGGCATCCAGATATCCTGGAGCAATCGCCAACGGCTGATTGATCAGTTGAAGCGGGACCGGGTTACTCGTTGTTTTTATTTTCATCTGCGCCCTCTGTGTCCTGGTAAACTCCTGCCCCTGATGTGTTGCGGGGGTCTGAGTCGAAAATTAAACCGGCTTTGTCTGATCTTGCGTTATCTGCGGAAATCTCTCTGTCTACGACCTCGACATCATCCCCGTAACGCTCGGAAATCACCCGGTCACGGCTCTTTAATCCTGCCCTGATCTCCATGATCGCGGCTTTGATATCCTGCTGCGGATTGACCCACTCGAACCCATCCGGGCACCAAATAACTTTTTGATATTTTCTGCGGTTTCGCGCGTAGCCTGGAATCTCGATTGCGCCGGATAAAACGGCCATATCCAGCCAGCGACGAATCACGGGCCGGCAAAGCTGGAAAACGATAAGCTGTGACTGAAATTGTTTGATGAGCCTTCTGAACTCAACAAGCCCTGAACGGATAGAGGAAAACGTAACGCCTTCCAGATCGCCGGTGAGCTGTTCGTAAGTGACGCCGAAAGCCCGGGCAAGGTCGCGCTTATTCTCCTTCATCCAGGCAATGTAATTTCCGCCAACGTCCTTCGGTTCGGAAAAAATGACTTCCCACCCTGGAGGCAGTTCGGGAAACGTCCCGGGTTCTAATGCAATGACCGGATTTCCTTCTATGTCGTCATCATCCTGCGGCCCTAACGGATTCGGATCGTCTGCTGATTCTGAGGGCGGTTTTTTCAGGAACCCGCCAAACATCGCCGTAGTTTTCCGCCTGACAAGTTCGGCATCGTCGCACTGATCGACTTCATGGGCCTTTACGATCCCTGAAGACATTTCCGGAACTCCCCGAATTTGGCCTGGCCGGAGTGGCCGGAAGATATGGAGAACTTCTGAAGCAAGAACCCTGACACGTTCGGTCGTGTTGCTTCGTAAAAAGCTCTCTCCCGGGTGATCCTTAAACATATGATAGGCAACTCGCTGATCAATCCCGTTAAACTCGATGCCCATCCGGATCTCGTTCCCATTTTCGGAAATAGAATTGTAAGTTTCATCAACGTGATCGCTTTCTAAAACCTGAAGCTGAAGCGGGACCAGCAAGCCATCTTCCGGTCTGCGGTTCCTAAACCGGACAAAACACTCACCAGCTTCCCGCCATGCACGGGTGATCTGTGCCTGAAGCCCGTAAAAATCACACATGCCGCTTGCGTCCATCTCAAGAACTGATTCTGCCCAAAGCTCTTGGAGTGCTTCTTTCAGCACCGGGTCAGCCAGCTTCCACCTTGGTGTGATCCCGGTTCCGATTAGATTCGCAACGAATGAGTCAATAGCTCCGTGCGCCAGTGGATTGTTTCTAATCAGCTCCCTGGTTCTGGATCGGAGAGATGTAAGTGAGGAGTAAATAGCGTTATTTGGACCGGCCGAGGATGTTCCCCACGTGCCCATCCTGCGCCCTGATGCAGCTCCTTCATAGGCGCCTGAAGACGACATAAACCGGGACCTTGATATTTTATTTCCGTTGGAATCTAAAATCCTGAGATACGACATCAAAGCCCCTTATAAGTGGATGTTCTGAAATACCGCTTCCGACTCGCCGCTGAGTTAATTTCTGACCGGATTTCATCGCGTAATTTACGCAACTGCGATAAATCAGCCTCGGCATAACGGATCGTTTTCCCGCTGGAAAGCGTGACCTGAACGGCCCGCTGCCCAGCTGCGAGTGCTAAAATTGCTGTTTCGACTGTTGATAAATCTGTGGATGTGTAAGCCATGGCTGATAATTACATGTGATTGGTGGGAATTATAGAGGCTTGCTTGGGGATATTGGCTTGAGTGGTTTAAATTTTGCGGATTAATTGATTTTTTTATGATTTATTGATTCTTTGTGTTGACAAACAAACAAGGACCTGATAGATTATTTTTAACGGGTGAGGAACTTAACTTAAAGCTTTGGGAGGGGAGGCAAAATGGCAAAAGGTTGGAAAAAAATAACAGAGGAAATGGCTTGTAATTATGGATGCACATCCAAAAAAGGGGACTTGCTCCTCACGATAAGCGCACTTTGCGAAGATGCCGACAACGAAGGTGCGGTAAGATACGAACAAGGCGGGCTTATCGGGCAAATCCCAACCTGCTCAAAAGCCGGAAGCGATTTTGCCGGAGAAAACATGATACAAAGATTGTTAGGCCTTGCTTGCTTGTTCCCGGCCCTTTGCCACCCGCTAATAACCCATGACTTAAACAGCTTCTCAATTCCGAAAATCGGGGAGCTTGTGACAGAAATTAGAATGATGTAAAAAAATAATGGGCCGGTGAAAGCCGGCCCCGCAAAATTGTAGCTGAAGAATTGAACGGCATCCGGGCATACGGCATCTTTGCGAATGTGAAAGCGATATGAAAGGCGGAAAAAGAAAAGGAGCCGGGCGTCCGTTCGGCTCCAAAATAGAAAACCCTCGCGCCGTAATAAGGCAAATCCGGTGGACTGCTGACGAATGGCGGAGGGTTGAGGCTTTGGCAATGGCTGAAGGGTTGAGGCCGAGTGAATTTATACGGCAAAAAGTCTTAAACCGTAACCTCCCGAAATAACACAAAATAACCAACGCTCTCAAATGCCCCACAAGCGACGATCTCAACCAAACCCATACTACGGTATGGGTTTTTTATGCGTAAAATTCCTCTGGATCAATAATTCGGTCATTAATGAAGGTATTTAGTGATTTTTCAGAAATTCTCATGGCTCGGACGCCTACCCGGATTGCAACAAGCTCTCCGGATCGGACCAAATTATAAATGTGCTGGTCGCAGCATCCGATCCTATCCGCCGCCACGTTTACCATCAAAAATTTATCCCGTTTTTCCATGAGGCTCCTTCAGCTTAAAAATTTACTTCTGACCACTGGCCGGGCTGTTTTTCTTTGCGCCGGTTCTGCCTTCTTCATTCCGCCCCGAATCATCTGCTCGAGTGAGTCCCAATTCATCCGGGCAATTCCGGAATGAATCGCCGCTGCGTATGCGTAGACTTCGCAGTCAATCGCTTCGTTTCGTTTATCTTCGGTTACAACGACCCACTTTTTTTGGGGGTATCCGTTTTTATCGTATTGGGTTATGAGCTTTTCAGCGGTCAACTGTGAAAAATAATCATCGTTCAGGCCAATATAAAAATGGACATAACCCGGCGGGGTTGACCCGTCGCCGTCCAGCGTTAAATTCAGCCGATTGTAAATGATACCCTTTGCGATATCGGTTCCAACCGGCCACAACTGAATCCCGCTTTTGATTACTGTGCCCCTGAAATTTACATCCTGCAAAGTGGGTCTGCCGAGTACGGGTTTCCCCGGAGTGGATGCCCCCTTGATTGCTATGACGCGGTTTCCTTTTCGCCTGACATAATTGTAAACGTCATGAGTATGGTGGCCACCCGTGTCAATTGCTGTCGATGAGATGTAAAGCTCTGGCCCTAATGCGTGCTTGTATGGCATTGATAACATTGTGTCGAGCTGGTCCCATACCGCAGCCTGTCCGGGATCTCCGAAAAGCTCTGTGTAATAAACCACGAACGACTCCTCCCCAAGGCCCCAAGCTTTCACGACCAAGGCAAGGCGGTTATCCTGTGTATCTACTCCGGCAGTTAAAAACAAACCGCCCTCCGGTACTGTGAGCGGTTGATATGGTTCGCATCGTGATTTTAACAGCTGCCAATCCGGACGCGCCCCCTTCTCCTCGAACGGTTCCGCCATCCTGGTATTTGTCCAGCGTTTTAACTTTCGCTGATTTTTCCCGGCAGCTAAAAACTCCTCTGCAACTTGCGCCCATGATACCCACCCGAGCGGAGAATACAGCGAGTTAATTTTGAATCCGCGCTTCTTCCGGTCCGGGTGTTTGTGAATATATTTTGCAGTCTTGAAAAGATCTGTCTTTTGATATTCTTCAATCCGGCCTCCGCAATGCTGGCAGACATAATAAACTTCTGTGACCTCGTTTGAATCGTTGTGTTTAAATTTAAGGCCGAAATCTGACTCCTTGCCTCCAAAAATCAGATATTGATATTTCCCGCAACGAGGGCAAGCTACCGAATAATGCCCCTGGCTTGAAGATTTAAACTCCTTTGTAATGTGAGAAGTTTCGGTGTTTGTCGGGGTTGAGTTTTTATAGATCTTTTTCCGGGTTCCGAAAGCATCTGCCCGGTTTTGAAAGAGCGTGTAATCACCCTCGCCGCCCATGTCCTGAACAAATCCGTCAAGGTCATCCAAGATAACGATTTTCACCGAGTCTGACCGGGCAGAAGTCGGAGAGTTTGACCCGGTGAACGTCCACGATCCACCCGGAAACTCCTTCAATAAAATAGTGTTGCCGGAATCCCGAGACTTTGCCTCACGGACTTTATTTTTCAGGCATGGAATCATTTTCAGGGATGCGGCTATCTTTTTTTTACTGTGCTTGATCGCCATTGCATCGGTCGGCATTGCCATCAGGCAGGGACCCGGGTAAAGATCAGCGGTCGCAAATAGGACGATATTGGCAATTGTAGTGAATGCCATCTGTGTCGGCTTGATGACCACCACTTCCTGAGTTGCCGACTGAGGGGAAAGTTCACGCAGGATTTCCTCTACCCAGGGGGTTCTTGAAGTTCGATATTTCCCCGGCTCAACGCTGCTCTCGCTGGTGAGCTGCATTTTTTCATTTGCCCAGTCAACAAAATCAACTCGCGGATCTGGCTTGAAGCCTTTTGAAAAAGCATCGTTATAAATTTCTGTGGCACTTAGCACAAGTCCTCAAGTGCCTGAACAAGTTCGTCCATCAAAAGTTTTGATACGGCTATCTGATCTGATTCAGCGGCCAGTGTTGCTGATATCCGGTCTGGTATGTTTAAGATTGCATCCCGAACGGTGCGGGCTTTTGTGAAGGCTGCCTCCCTTACTTCTTCTGCGTTTATCAGCTTGCCTTTTTTTTCTTCAAGCTCAAGGTTTTTTAATTCCGCCGAATATAATTTGTCGAGACGTTGGGCTTCTGCAAACGAAATGCCTGTATCGAGAGTTATGCTTGCGTCACTTTCAGCCTGTTCCGCATCATCGCCTTGTGCCTGTTTTTGTTTTGAGCGTGACGGGTCAAGGCTTTTTGTAAGTTCTGCCAAAGCGTCTTTGAGCTTGATCTTTTTATGCCGGCCTTCCTTCACAATGCATGATTCAGGAATTTTCCCCTGCTTTATGTATTTGTGAACAGCCGGCTGACTGACTCCAAGGATCTCTGCAAGCTCAACTTGCGTGACGGTTTTTTGTTTCACAGTATAACCAGACTTTTGTTTTATGTTCGGGTTGTTATCATGAGTTGATGGGCTGTTTTCGGGAGGGTTATATAACCCATTTTTTGAGTCGGTAACTACGCAAATATCGGGCCTTTGCTATCCGTAAGCCCAAAATAGCCATGGAAGGACCCAAGCACCCCCAATCCCTTCGATTCCATACAATTTACTCCGATTCTCGCCTATTTCCTCATTCGCCGCGCTCCCCATACACCCCGGCTCTATACCACCGCAGAAGCTTCTCACCTTTCTTGGTCAGCCACCCAGTAAGCAAATATGATGCGCAGCCTTTTATGTATCCGTGCTCCTCTGCTCTCTCTATCGCGTACAAACACACTTCACGCCGTGCGCCGGTTTGTTCCTCTAATGCCTCAAAGGGCATCTGTTTAAATGAATTTTGCCTCGCGTCAGCATATGCTTGGCATACCTGTATATCAGATATCCCGCCAGCCTCTCGCATCGCCGCGCTTTCCCCGGTATCTGCCCTGTTAACCAAAAGCTTTGTCTGGATATCAATCAACTCATCAAACCATTGGCTCGGTATAGCAGCGCCGCCATCCGTATATCTGAGCATTGCCTCCAAAATTTCAACGGCCCTTTGCCTATCGCTGATCCGTTTCGGTCTCAACCCGAGCGGAGGCTTATTCTGCTGCTCACCTTTAAATTCGATTTTTACATTTTTACATTCACTCATTTTAAGCGTCTCCCCATTTTTTTTTAATTTTACGCATCCCCAATCTCACCAGCCGAGCTAATCACCAGCTTAATAACCTCACGCCCGTTAGCAATCCCGCACAAATACATCATGTCCGGCAGAAACCCCTCTGATATATCAAACGTAATCCGGCCCCCACCAGTTGAGAGCGTGGTGAACTTGACGGCCTGGACTATGATTTCTCTTTGTTCTGGTTCGCTCATTCCCTCGCCCCCCATTTTCTTGAATTTTGACAAATCAAAGATGTCGTTTGCTGCGTCATATGCCGCTGTGTCTGTTTCTTTTCCGCTCATCCCCTCAACCCCTCAATATACTCAGTCAAAAGTTCAATGATTTTCATCTTCACATCAATCCCCGCCCAAAACCGCCCGAACCCGATCTGATGCCTCAACGCATGGCATTTCGGACAAAGCGGAGTGCAAAATGTATCCGGTGCTTTCAGCCCTGTGCCCTGGTGCCCAAACGGTTCATGATGCGCCACAGTCCCTTGATTTCCGCACTTCCAGCACTGGTGCCCTCGAACAAACTTCTTGTACGGTTCGCTTCGATAATTTTTCTGCTTCGGCACGGGCTGAAATATCATCAATCAGTTTTTCCTCGACATCGAACTTCCACTCCCAATATTTCACGGGGTCAACCGTCGAATCACTAATCACGTCGCCACCACGGATACTGCCGGTCTTTTCGGATCGCAATCAAAGCCTTCCGGGTCAGCAACCCGCATTGCACAACAATAACGAATATTGTACCCCAGGTAATGAACTCGGGGGCAGTGGGCCAGTGCGCCATGATCCATCCCCATATCGCAATCCCGAATGATGTCTTTTCCGAGCCCGTCTGCATCAGGCCGCCTTAATCTGTTCAAGGGTCGCCATGACCGGCAGCCGATGAAAATACCCAGGCCACACCCTGACTACATCGTATTTTGCCCATCGCCGGTTGAACCTATCGGCCCGCTTGAGCTCAATAGCTGCTCTCTGCCACCATGCAAAATAATTTTTGAGTGCGGCTGCATAGAGAATCTCGTCGCGACATGTCATCATTTCGAGATAGACTTGTGCAGCGACTTTCTTCGTCACGACCGGATCTGAATCGATCCGGCATAAATAATCATGCCCCACTCCGGCATATTTTGATGTAGCCTTAAAAAATGGTACCGACTCATAATCTTGAATAAACCCAATTGGAGCCCAAAATTCCCTGCCCAAAATCGCTGAATAAAATCCGAACGGGGCAACGAGTTGAGCATATGTGCTCCCGATAATTTCTCGGGTTATGAGTTCTGAAAGAAATTCTGGTTTTCTCACTCAGCAGCCCCCCGAAGAAGTTCGGCCGCAGAGATAATCTGTGCTACCGCGTCAGCGTTTGCCGTGTTGCTAATTTTGCCGAACGAGATTTTTGTTGTGGTCGCGGATTTTGTCGCGGAGAGATCAGAGATTTGCTCGTCGGAAAACAGTCGAGTTTTTGAGATGTTGAGAGTCGCACCAGCGGGATCTGTGTAGAGTATGTGAGTTTGAGCGCAGCCGGAAAAAAACAGAATTGAAAAACATATTATGATTATTTTTTTCATTGCTGGTCCTTTTTTTGAGAGTCCCGCCCCCGGAGACACTCCGAGGACGGGTGGAGGAGAGGAGATCGTGTACGCATATAGTACCCTATTATTTTTGATATACAAGATGTTGTGCACCTTTGATCTGATTGTAGGTATGAAAGTTTTTTTAAAAAAAAAATCACTTTATGCGTTTTTTAATGCATTTTTTTCTTGACATGCTATACGGCAAGGCGTATAGTGAATTTAAAGAGTGAGGGAACTTAACCTAAAACAAACTTGGAGGAGATTGAGAATGAAAATAATCAGCGAAACCGGCAGCTACAACCACAGACGTTACGGAAAACCTTGGATTGCCAAAGTAGATTTTTCCGAGTCCACCAAAGGCGAATTCGTCTTTGGCGACTGGACTGGCGATCACTATAATGGTGGCGAGGGGGTGTTGACCATTGACGCTAACCCAGGCGACATCGTCGCCATTGGGCAAAAAGATTTTCGCAAACCGTCAAACTCAGCCGCGGAGTTTAGCGTTGTTGGCGTGGATGGTGGGATGGAAGACATTGGAGACAAAGGCAATGCATATAAATATTTTCTTGAGCACAAGGGCAACGTCGTTGCCCAAGATTTTGACACGCTTCGCAAGGAGCGTGATGCTCTGGTTACGAGGCTTGCCGAGATTGACGCCATTCTTGGCAAATAATCCAATACAATCCTTCCCGAGCCCGGCGGGTAATCCGGGCATGGAGGAGACTATGAGATATTATATGAGCGTAAACAGAGGGTCCGGGTGCTATGTAGAGGCATACCCGACCAAAGTTGAACGGGACGCGGCTTACCGCAATGAGGGGACCGCCCGCAAGCTCACACGTCAAGAGGCTCGGCGGTATGGACGATACCTTGATATGTCCAAGGCGGGGAACAATCTCCCCGCATACTGTGAGCCTTGGGAAAATTTCTGACCATCACACCACCGCCCCGGTTCGCCGGGGCAGAAAGGAATGCAATGCCGATATACGCGATAATAGAAAAGCAGAACTTGCAAAGCATAGGCAACGCAGAGGCCGTGGAAGCAAAAGACCTCGCTGATGCGAAGCGGATCGCAACCCGCAAGCAGGTGTTTCAGGGGACGGTCCTGTCAATCGAGGCCCCTAATGGGTCAGAGTTGGCATACAAAAAAAATGGCAAATGGACCGATGTAGATGAATAGAATTACAACAAAAGAAGCAGCCCTCGAACTCGGCATCACACCCCGCCGAGTTCAGGCGCTGATCAAATCAGGCAGGCTCCCTGCCGAAAAAATCGGCCGGGATTGGATCATTGATCACAAAAACCTTGAGCTTGTCCGGGTGCGGCTACCCGGACGGGCAGGATGGAGGAAAAAATGAGAGTAGATAGCCATAGCCATATTGACGGAAACGTATCCGGAACAGCGATCCTGAGACTCCGACAGTTAGGAATAACCCCAGACGAACTTTCCCCGGGCGGAACTCCAGATTTCTGCATCTGGGAGACCGGGGAAGGAGCCTCTCGCAGATGGGGCCACGTCTACCGAAAGCACGGGCAAGCAACAGAATATCGCCCTGATTTGGGTCGGCATGTAACGCTAAAGTAATTCTATCACATACCCCGGCCTATCAAGCCGGGGTTTCTTTTTTCTGCCGATGCGCTTCCAATATCGCAGACCCCGGCAACTCCTCAACAGTCCACCCCGCCCAGCATCCATTCGGACATTTTCGGTATCTGCGGATCGCTGTATCATACTGCTCATCGGTTTGTCGGTATAGCACCGCCCCGCAATACGGACACCTCAACCCGCCCTCGCGTTTTTTGACCCGCCGAACATTCTCGGCCCTGATATCAGCCAGCCAGCCGCAACCCTGACCGGCCTCGTTTACCAGACCCACCACTCCCAGCGTTTCGAGCCATACCAGCTTCCGCCTGACCGTCATGGTTCCCTGTTCATATTCGATCAGGTCCCCGATGCCTAACCCTTTGCCGTTTTGGTCTTTTAATTTTGCGATCATACCGCCACCTCAAAATGCCCCAAATCGTTAAACGTCTGATCCCGAACCTCCGTATCTCCGTCCCAATTCCCGCCCCACCTGATCTTGATTCCCATTTTCGAGGCCACCCCCCTGACATACCCTGCAAAATAATACATCCGATCCGTATCAGCGTATATGATCGGGCATGGCAGGACATCCACGGCGTTCGATGGTTTTGAGTTGTGTTTTCCGTTCGGCCATTCCGCCTTGGAAAATCCGGCTTTAAACGCTTCTGTCTGTTCTGGCTCTGCTCGGTGCCCGCAGATAATCGTACAGTCAAACTCCTTGATAACCTCGCTAAAAAGATCCTGTAACTCTTGTCTGCATGTTGATAGCCTTTGTTTTGATCGTTCGCTAAATCTTGGCATTATTTATAAAACTCCTCGCAATGTATTAATTATATCGCACGTCGCTACGTCGTTGCGCCCTGCCGGCCCTTATAATCCGCAAATGCTGAGCCACGCTGAATTTTTCGGGCTTATCGGACTCAATACTTAAAAACCTAAACCGGCATAACTCATTGCAATATTTCCGCTTTCTCGCTGGCAAATCTTTCCCGCAATAAACACATTTCATCGGTAAAACTCCTCATTTACCCATTTATCTGGATTGCTCATACCGTCCGGCTTTCCCATTAAACGTAAAGCAATATCCAAAGCATGTTCTGTCTCATGCTGAAGCATCCAAGGTGACGCAACAATTTTACCATTTTTCAACTTTTTAACTCGACACCATACCTCTGTTTTTAGGCTTTCAAATGTACCAGATGCAACTGACCAGCACACCGAATACCCCGGAAACTTCACACCATGCCGCCGAAGATATTCAGCGTTTCGACTTTCAATCGTTCCCCATAACACAAATTCAATCTGGCCATAGTCCACAGTATGAATCTCATCCGGATACGTTCCACGCAGGCAGTTGAAAAAATAATCGCAGGCTTCGAATGCCCGTTTCACTCGATCAACATCATTTTCTCTGAAAAAATCTAAAAACTTCATTTTGGTAGCTTTCTACGCCCGGTGGAGAGTGGGGCCCGGGCGGTTTTTGGGTTATTTTGCTACATTTTGGTAGAATTTAGAACAACAACCCCTCAATTTGATCTATTAATTCCTGAAGGCTGTTGCATTTGTCGGTAATTCTTTCAGGCGCAGCATCTAAAACATCAACGAAACATGGTGGTGAACGTTTGACTGATTCCACACAACAGCCATTTACCTCGGCTGATGGTGTGGGGTGGAGTCTATCTCGTAAACCTCTCAACTGTTCTTCTACATATTGAATAAAGCCGATTGCTTCATCCAGCGCTATGTGTTTTTCTTGTCTTATTTCCGTACTGCATGGTTCGCTATTCATGATTTTTCTCCTCTTATTTGGTAGTTTCTTAAAAAAACAAACGCTCCGGGGATTCCTGATTTTGCCAGAATATCGGCATCCGCCACGCTGTACGCAACAAGCACTGATGGAGCGCCGGCGTTAAACTTTGCTCTCACTCCATCGCCACGGCAAAAATGAAGCCGTCCACGGATAAATAATAACGCTATTGCTTTCATCCACACGGTTTCAAAAAACATCTTGGTTTCAGTTCTGGCAAAAATTAACGCAATCCCGTTTTTATGATCAGCCATCCTCCGCAACCATTTGACAGTTTCAGCGCCATACGGAGGGTTGCACCACACACGCCCCGCCCAATCCTTTGACAGGCCATCGTCTGCTCTGGAATAATGGCTTTCCGCTGTCACCCACGGTCTGATTGCAGGAGCGCAAGGGTCCAGATCAAAGTTTCCAAGCTTTGCCAAAATATCGGGAGGGGTTAACCATTCATCAGTTTCCATTTTATGAGATTGGTGGCTGCCCATTCCGTTACTCATTTTTACGCTCCACGGTAGTTGTTAACGATTTAAAGCCCTGCCAATTATCATTCCCAAGATTTTCAATGTTTTTGGTCAAAATAAACGCTTCGGTTGCCAACTCCGCTTCAGTCCCATTATTTTCGATAATCACATCATAAACAAAATCTTCCACGTTCTGATCAGCGTGATTGTTTGCCGGCTCCCCATCTCTCCGGACCAGTACCGTTAACGTTTGCCCAGGATATGCCTCGACAAATTTCTGAATCTCGGCAGGCTCACGGCACATCACGGTGGCCCAGGCATTTCCGATAACATCCGCCCAACGGTTAATTATGGCACAGACATCTAAAAACGGGCCGTTGTTATACCGCGTTTGAGCGTCTTTCAGGTCACACAGCAGTTGCCGGCCCCTCTCGTCTTTTTTACCGTCCCATCCTGCCTGCTCTGCAATCTTAGGAATTTGGGTATCCCAGATCGTAGACAGCTTCACAGTCGGCTTATGATACCCGGCTATCAGATCAGCGAGCTTGTCTTTTCCGGATTGATTGTGGCCGTTCAGAATTATTATTTTCAT